TTATGACGCTGCGGCCTCCGTCACGGCCCGAAACCGCAAAATCCCGAAGGTCGAGCGCCAGTCGGCGGCGCGGAACACGTCGCCGTAGATGAAGCGGAGGTTCGCCAGCGTATTGTCGGTGAGGGTCAGGGCCGCATCGTCGAGCGAGACCCGCACCGCCGCCATCACCGCCTTGGCCTCCTCCGCCCCGCCGAAGCGGGAGACGCAGGTTAAGGTGAACACATGCTCGATCCCCTCGGCGCAGAGCCCGCCCCAGGGCCGCGTCGTCACCTGGCCCATCTGCACGAAGGGATAGATCGGATCGTCCGGCGTCTGATCATAGACCCGCGGCGGCGTCCCGATCAGGGCGGGGAGCGCGGCGTCGGCGAGGAGGCGCGCGAACACGGCCCCTTGCAAGGCGAGGTCGGGGGATAGGGTCATGGGGAGGTCTCCGGTGGTGCAGCGGTTCCTCTCACCCTCCCACCCCCGCTTCGCGGAGGCGGGCCCCTCCCTCTCCCCAAAGGGGCGAGGGGTAAGGACTAGAACCCCTCTCCCTCTGGGGAGAGGGTAGGGTGAGGGGAACCGCTGCGGTTACGCCGTCCGATCCAGCCTCAGCGTCATCACGCCGGGCTGAGGCTGCGCGCGCTCCACGGCCAGCACGCGCCACGGGTTCGGATCGTCCCCCGCCAAAAGCTGCTGGCCCGCCACGGCGCGCGCGTCGTCCCGCGCCGTGGCCGAGGCGGTTTCGATCCGCGCCGGACGCTGCTGTTCCAGCTGGTCATAGGTCGCCGAGCCGGGCTTGAGGGCGATCCAGATCGACGCCACGCTCGTCCAGACGGGGGTGAGGCCGCCGTAGGGCGTCTCCGTCTCGGTCGCAGCCTGGAGCACGGCGGGGGTGGGATAGATCGCCGCCGCGCTCGCAAGGCCGTTCACAGCCGCACCCGGCGGAACGACGCGATCCACGGCTCCACGATGGAGAGCGGCGCGTCGCTCCGGTGCTCGAACCCGTCGGCCACCAGCTGCAGGATGGCCTGGCGCAGCGGCGCGGGGACGTCGCCCTCGCCCGCGCCGTAGCCGGCCGTATAGTCGATCCTGACCCCGCCGGTGGGGACGCCCGGCGCCGGCCACGCCACGTCGTAAGGCGCGATCCGCCCCGGCCGCGAGCCGACCTCCGCCGCATAGCTCGCCGGATTGACGGTCTGGAACGTCCCCGTCCCGTCCGCCACAGCAATGGCCGTGACGCTGATGAGCGGGCCGCGCACCAGCCGGATCGGGCCGGAGAAGAGGGCGGTGAGCGGATCCGTCACCGGAACCGCCGTCCCGACCTCCAGCGGCCAGGCGTCGTGGATTTCGCGAAACCCTGTAGCGATCAGGGCGATCCCCAGCTCCCCCTCGATCCGCTGGCGCGCGGCGGTTATCAGGGCTCCGATCAATGCGTCCTCCTGATCGTAGGTGACGCGCAGCTGCGCCTTCGCCTCGTCCAGGGTCACGGGTTCGAGGGCGGGGGGCGTGTTGAGGGTGAGGGTCATGATGATCCTTTGAACGCGGCGCGGCCCCTCACCCTCCCACGCTCCTGGCGGAGCGCGGGCCCCTCCCTCTCCCCGAGGGGAGAGGGGTCAGGACGTAGCGCCCCTCTCCCCCTTGGGGAGAGGGTAGGGTGAGGGGAACCGGTGCGCCGACCTAAGACGCCGCGAACTTCAAAAGCTTGATCGCGTTGAAGTTCTGCACCCCGCCGCCGACGCGCTTGGTGGTGTAGAAGAGGAGGTAGGGCTTTTGCGAATAGGGGTCGCGCAGCACCCGCACCCCGGCCCGATCCACGATCAGGTAGCCCTTGGCGAAGTCGCCGAAAGCGATGGCGCAACTGTTGGCCGCCACATCCGGCATGGTCTCCAGCTCCACGATCGGATAGCCGCAGAGGGTGGAGGGTTGGCCGGGGGCGAGGCCGGGGGTCCAGATGTAATCCCCCTCCCCGTCCTTGAACTTGCGCACCATCGCCGTGGTGCGCCGGTTCATGACGAAGCGGCCGCCCGCGCGGAACTGGGCCAGGGGCGTGTAGACCAGGTCGATCAGGCAATCCACCGGATCGTCCGCCGGAAACGCGCCCGCAGCCCCCGTTGCCACGTACCCGAGCTGGCCCCAGGTCGCGCTGGCGTCGGGCGCCGCGGCGTAGGTGAGAAAGCCCATCGGCTGGCCGGAGCCGGAGCCGTTCACGAAGGCCTGGGTCTCCTGCGCGGCGAAGGCGTCCTCGCACTCGGCCGCCAGCCATTCGTCCAGGTTGACGAAGGCGTCGTCCAGGAGGTTCTGAGTTGCGGCGGGGGAGGCGTAGAGGTCCGCCGCCGGGAATTGCAGGAGGGTGTAGGTCCCCTCGTCCGTCTCGGTGCGGGAAGTGGTCTCCGCCGTCCAACCGGCGGTGACGCCGACGGTGGCCACCGGCTTCTGGTAGACCGAGGCGCCGATGGTCTGCACCGTGGCGATCTCGCGCATGGGGCTTGAGTGTGTGAGCGCCAGGTCGATCACCCGTTCGGTCTCCGGCGGGGCGATATAGCCGCCGACCGAGCCGTCGGAGAGGCCCTTCGCCTCCAGTCCGAATGCACGGCCGGTCTTGATATAGCCCTCCCACGCCGCCTTGCGCTCGTCGGGCTCGGCGATGCGGGTTTCAGAAAGGCCCGGCAGGCGCGGGCGGCGGGCGTCTGACGCGAACCGTTCCAGCCGCGATTGCGCGGCGGCCAGATCCGCGTCGATGCGGGCGACCTTTTCTTCCAGGAGGACGTCGGCGCGCTTGGCCTCGATCTCGTCCAGCCGCTGGTCGTTGGCGGCCTTGAAGGCTTCGAACGCGGCCATCACCTCGTGCATGGCCGCGCGGGTTTCGGCCGAACTGACGGCCTGTTTGGTTTCTTTCATGGGGGTCTCCGTCCGTTAAAACTTGTCATCCTCGGCCAACGGAGCGGCGAAGCCGCGTAGGCCGAGCCGAGGACCCAGCCAATGGGACGCTCGGAACTGCTGGGTTCTCGGGCCCGCTGCGCGTCCCGAGAATGACTAAGGGTGAGGGGCTACGCCGCGCGCTTGGCCGAACGCTGCACCAACCGCGCCCCAGCGAGCATGGGAAAGGTCACCAAAGACACTTCCCAAAGCTCGACCTCCGTCAGCACGCGCAGGCGGCCTGACTGATCGCGCCGCGCCTTGTTGGTGCGAAAGCCGATGGAGAGGCCGTCCAGGACCCCGGCGCGGACCAGGCTTTGCACCAGCTTGCCCTGCGGCGTGAAATCGAAGATGCGGCCGGCGACGAACAGGCCCTGGTCGTCCTCGGCCACCTGATCCCAGGCGCCGATCAGGCCGCCTGCGTCGTGCTGGTGCAGCATGCGCACCCGCTGAGGCCCGCTCTTCGCCAGGGATTTGCGAAAGGCGCCCTTGGCCACCACGTCGTTATTCAGATCGCGCCGCCAGAAGAGGGAGGCGTAGCCCTGGATGGGAAGGTCGCTCATCGCGTCTCCCCATCCAGCTTGGCTTCGATCCGGGCGAGCGCCGCGCCGGTGGCTTCCGCTTCGGCCTCCAGGCGGGCGAGGCGCTCGTTCACGCCCTGCTGCTTGTCCAGGCGATGCTCCAGGTCGGTCACCCGCTGCGCCTCGCCCCCCGCCCACAGGAGCGCGCCGCCGGTCTGGATCGCCACGGTGGCGATGAGGGCGATGGGGATTTTCAGGTCGAAGCGCAGCCCGCGTTCTGACGCAGCGTCACTCATCGGAAACCTCGCTGAGGTCGTCGCCGAGGCCGGCCATGCGCCGCCGCTCCGCATCGGTGAGGAAGGTGGCGGCCTGCAACCGCGCCCAGAGCGCGTCCCGCTCCACCGACAGGGCGGGGACGAGATCGAGGTCCGGCCGCAATATGGCGCCGGGGAACTTGGGCGACAGCCAAGCGGAGATCGCCCGCGCCGCCCGCTCCACCAGGGGAACCACCGTCTGGCGCCAGAAGGCGGAGTTGGCCTCTTTGTAATTGGCGTAGGTGTTGTCGCCGGGCACGCCCAGGATCTGCGGCGGAACCCCAAACGCCAGGGCGATCTCCCGCGCCGCGGCGTGTTTGCCGTTGATGTAGTCCATGTCAGCCGGGGTCAGCGACATCGGCTTCCAGTCGAGGCCGCCTTCCAAAAGGAGCGGGCGCCCAGCGGCCAGGGCGCCGGAATAGGTGTCAGAAAGCTCCGCCTTCAGACGATCGAACTGCTCGTCCGAGAGGCGGTCGGACGTATCCTTGTTGCTGTGGACGAGGGCGCCCGAGGGGCGGGCCGAATTGTCCAGCAGCGACTTGTTCCACGCGCTCGCCGCATTGTGCATGTCGATGGCGACGGCGGCGGCCTCCAGCGGCGAGAAGCCGTAGTGGTCGTCGGTGGGATTATAGAGCTTCAGCTGCAGCACCGGCATGAACCCCGCCCCGTCGCGCCGAAGCCGCACTTTCGACGCGCCGGCCTGATAGTCGTAGGCGTCGGCCCAGCCGTCCGGGCCGGGCACGGCGGTCATTCGATCCGAACGCAGAGTATAAAGCTCCGTCAGCTGATGATGATCGTCGAGCCCCGCCTCCAGATAGGCGTTGCCGGAGGTCTGCAGGGCGCCGAAGAAGCTTTCCAGCAGATCGGGCGCGCTCTGCTCTGGATTAGGTCGGTCGATCAGCGCCTGAAGCGGGTGATCGGGCGCGCGGGCGCCGCCCGAGAAGGTGATCAGCGGCACGCTGGCGGCCGCCTCGGCGATCATGCGGATGCAGCGATAGGCCACAGGATTCTTGGCGAACCCCTCGCGGGCCAGGGCGGCGTAGGTGCGCTGCGTCCACTGCGGCTGCGCGGCGGCGGCGATGGCGATCAGGCGGCGAGCCTTGGACGCCTTCCGCTCGGGCGGTTCACCGAGCACGAGGGGGCGAGGGCGTATAGCCATGAAAAACCTTCTTAGGTTGTGCAGCGGAGCCCCTCACCCTACCCTCTCCCCGGAGGGGAGAGGGGTTATAGCCTTCTACCCCTCGCCCCTTTGGGGAGAGGGAGGGGCCCAGCCCCCGCGCAGGCGGGGGATGGGAGGGTGAGGGGAACGCCAATGCCGAAAGTAGACCTGACCGACCGCGCCCGAGCCCTGCGCGCCAACCAGACCGACGCCGAACGCCGCCTCTGGAGCCGGCTGCGCGACCGCCGCCTGAACGGCTGGAAGTGGAAACGCCAAGCCCCGCGCGGGCCCTTCATCGTAGACTTTTCCTGCGCCGACGCCGGGCTGGTGGTGGAGCTCGACGGCGGCCAGCACGCGGAGGACATCGAAGCGGTGAAGGACGCGCGGCGGACGCGGGTGTTGGAGGCGGAGGGGTTGAGGGTGATCCGGTTCTGGAACTGGGAGGTGTTGCAGGAACTTGAGATGGTGTGTGAGACGATCCTAGCGGCGTGTGAAGGGCGGCTTTGAAGCGTTGTGCGGCGGTTCCCCTCACGTTGTGCACCGGTTCCCCTCACCCTCCCACGATGCTTTGCATCGCGGGCCCCTCCCTCTCCCCAGAGGGGCGAGGGGTTAGATGCAGCGCGCCCCTCTCCCCTCCGGGGAGAGGGTAGGGTGAGGGGAACCGCCGCACAACGTCCCCTACACCTCCCGCACCCTCGGCTCACTCGCCGTCCCGCCGAGCAGTAAATCGGTCAGGGCCCAGACCAACGCATCCGCGCGGTCGGGGCTGTGGTTCAAACCGTCCGATCCCAAGCCCATCATCTCTTCCTCCAGCGCGGGAAAGACGCCGCAGTGGATCACCCGGCCTTGCTCGTACAAGGCCGCCACCGGCTCGGCCCGCGCCCGTTTGCCCACCCGCGCCCGCACGGTGCGGATGGGGGCTGAGCACTCGGCGGCGGCGAGGGTGGTGCGGACCATGTCGCCGCCCTGGTTCACCTCCGCCACCACGTAAGATGCGTCGAAATCCGCCACGGCTTCAGCGACCTTGCGCGCCCAGCCGATGGGCGAGAGACCCTTCGCCGACCGGTCGGCCAGCACGAAGGCCGTTCGATCCAGCCGCCCGGCCACGACGATGCCGCAGGCGTCGCCGCTCTGCGTCGCCGGCGGGTCCACCGCCACCACGATCCGGTCCAGGCGCGGCGGGCGGGCGCCGCGGCAGCGGGCGAGCTCGGCGGCGCGCCAGAGGGCGCCTTCGGCGTCGTCCACCACCAGGCCCTCCAGCTCCTGCGCCGCCAGGCTCGTTCCTCCGTACACGGACATCAAATTCTCCAGGAACGCCGGCGACAGATTGGCCGCGTTTTCCGCCGTGGGCATGCGGTGGGTTACGACCCCCGGCTCGGCCATCAACCGCCGCAAGGCGGGGGCGGGCTTGGGCGTGGTGGTGACCACGAGCCGGGGGTCGCTTCCGCGCCGAACCGCCATGCGCAGGAGCGCGAGGGTGTCTCCGGCATGGGGCCAGGCGCAGAATTCGTCGCACCAGGCGCCGTCGAACGCCGGGCCTCTGAGGCTTTCGGGGTCTTCGGCGGAATGGGCGTAGGCGACGCCGCCCTTCAGCCAGATCAGCCGGCGGCGGGACACCTCATAGCGGGGTGCATTGTCCGGCGGGGCGACGGCCTTCAGGCCCGAAGGCCCTTCGATCATCACCTCGCGAACGTCGTGGAGGGAGGGACCGACCAGGGCGAACCGGGCCCCCTTCTCGGCCCCGGCGGAGAGCCATTCGGCCCCCGCCCGGGTCTTGCCCGCCCCCCGACCGCCGAGCAGCAGCCAGGTGCGCCAGCCGTCTTCAGTGGGCGGGCGCTGAAGGGGGCGGCTTTGCAT